TTCGAGAGTGCTAGGACCGACGGCGGAGGTGCAATATACGCAGCAAGAAAATATCTTGAAAGATTCGTATGGAAAATACCAACGGAATCTTACGTCGGAACTTCATGGTGGGGGTGTCCCATCAATGAGTTAGAGGGTATTAAACCCTACAAGACCGTGGCGAGAAACTCGCGGTTACAGGACGGAATTTTATTCCTAACTAATTCGTTCAGGAGCGAAGATGCTCCGGACGAGCTCAATGCTGTCATATTTGCTGAGATCAATGAGCACCGTAAGATTGAAGACCCGTTATTTGGGTTGGATGAGGCATTTCCTCACCAGTTACTTCAACTTGCGGTTGAGCAGAACGTTGCCCAGGGGTATATCCCCGGTCCTCCTTGTAAGTGGAAGGATCCTCGAATGAGGAAAGGCTTTGTTCGCAAACCGGTTCATACAAAATTACTTGCACAACCGGAATCAGGCAATAAAGTGAGGTTTCTATCTGAACCACCCACATTTGTTACACTGATGCTACAACCGTTTGGCCATTGGCTTTCGGGTGTAGTCGCAGGCTACCCGGCATTACGCTCGGCTTTCAACCGTTCAATGAAAGGTTGGGACTATTCTGTAGACCTGTCAAGAGGAAGTACACATGTATATCATGAGACTGAAGGGCTTTCAGTCTACGACCTCTCTGGTGCCTCAAACATGCTCAATAATGAGTTCGTGTCTGAGGTTCTGTCACGACTAATCAATGAATTTTCGACTAGTAGTGAACAGTGTTTCTTCTTTCATCAATGTCTCGCGCTGCTATTAGCACCACGTTACATGCATGTGAAAGGGAACATGAGGGACGACAAACACCGGATAATCCTCACAGAGGATGGTGTTCAAATGTCTGACCCTGGTTGTAAACCAGCTCTATGCTTAGCATCTGTTATAGTAGAGCTCATGGTCTTTAGAGATTTCCTTCGTCCTCCGCCATACGCCGTGGCAGGAGATGATGTTGCAAATTTAGTAACATACGAAAAACATCTTGCGTTGGTTGATACCCACAATGAGCTGGGGCATCAAATTCATCCAACAAAAGCGCAGTGGTCCCAAATTTGGGTTAGCTACTGCCAGGAGGGTTTGCGATTAATACCTGCAACAATAAGTTGTGGAATATCGCCTTGGTTACTCGATTATGAGACACAAAGTCTACACATCGATTGTTTCAAATTACCACTCCTGATGCCTTTTTCATCCGTGGATAACGGAATTGACAGGGAGAGAAATCCCTGTGCTGGAAAAGGAGACGCATTGTGGGGCCAGATTAAGTGCCACAAGCGCCCCGAAGTAGTTGTTCATATAAAGAATACATTTCGTATCTTTATGGCGGACTACTTGGGAAAAGACCCTATGGTTTATCTCCCGCGAATCTTGGGAGGGTTAAATGTTCCCTACTGCGGTGACCGAGAGGAACTCTATAGGAAGATTCTTGACAGAAATGGTACAAGAATCGTTGCCATGTATAACGAATTACGTTATGGGGAGGAAGCCTTCCCATTATTTGGCAGTCTAGCTCGGAAGATGTGCACAGGCGGATCTTCACGAGGTCTGATCGACCCATCGAGTCGATATATGATCATCCAACAAGGAGAAATCATTTTCAGACAATTTAGAGACAGTGCGAAGTCCTTGGAAAGTTTACTCCAGGAGTTACAGGGTCAAAAGACCTTCGCTGTATCCCCCGGCGATGCCAAGCGTTACGCCAGGGCCTCCGGCTACATATCGTTTTCGGAGATCGCTGACTCTTTAGACCGAATCACAGCTATTAGACTATCTATAGCTTGCGCTGCAGGAGCTCTTCCATTCAGCGAGATATCGGGTGCAACTAGGGAAGGAAGACTTCCCTCTCCATCGGAGATTCTCGACGAATTTGTTGACGTCGAGGTTGCCAGGCAAAGTCGTGCATACAAAATTGCAGAGGACTTATTCGACACAACCCCTGAGGATTGTGTTGCCTTCAAGAACTGGATTCTAGAAGGAAATCCGAGTTTCTCGGTGCGCTCCCAAGGACTATGGGTCCCAAAGGAAGCGCTCGTTGATAGCCTAAACGGGATGACTATCGACATGCCCTACCAGCCAAGTAGGACCATACCCGGTTCATTAGAAGACGAGTATGTCGGATCTGAATTTCAGACACCGGCCGCATTTGTGATTTCACGAAAGCGGTTTTGAGTTATCACTCACATATTATTAATATGAAAAAATGACTTTGTCATTTAAGGGCGTCCAATCCCATAATGCCTGAGCGGTGAAATTGGACAATTGAAACCAAA